GTTGGAAAACAGAGATCGGGTGTATGACGATGATATCTATGTCATGCGTGGCGTGTATAACACTCAAGATATTGACTTTGATTTAAGCCAATTTGGTCTGTTCCTAAACAACGATACCTTGTTTATTACATTTCATTACAACGACATGATTGATACGTTTGGTCGCAAGCTCATGAGTGGTGACGTTTTAGAAGTGCCAAATTTGCGTGATTACAACCCACTTGACACAACTTTGAGTAGAGCATTGCCCAAATACTATGTGGTACAAGATGCGGCATTTGCATCTGAGGGATTTAGTCAAACTTGGTTGCCACACTTGTGGAGGATCAAGGCCACCCCATTGACTGACACACAAGAATACAATAGTATTACCAACAAACCATTTGTGGCCGAGTATATATGGGATTCGAGTGACTACTATCCAGTGGGATCAATTGTCAATGCAGGTGATGTATATTATCGAGCTAGAATTAACACGCCTGCCGGAATTGACATTACCAACACAACATATTGGTCAGAATATACTCCACCCACTATCAGTGACAAACAAGGTACTCGTGCTAAGGATACACAAATTAATGATGCTATTCTTATACAGGCCGATGTTGAGGTTCCAAAGTCAGGTTATGATAACACCCCGTTGTATGTTGTGCCAACACTGGAGGATGGGCAGCCAGCCAACCCTACCAGTTTGAATTCAGAAAGCGGTGACACAGTGGATGGCACACAAGGTGGCATGGATGTTTCCCCGCGCAATTTTGGCTGGACTTCTGGCTACTTGACCGGCGATCAATATGCACCCAACGGCATGCCGGTCACTGCAGGTGTGGCATTTCCACTCACAGCAGTGGCAGGAGATTATGCATTGAGATTGGATTACATGCCAAATCGTATGTTTAGATTTGATGGCTATCGCTGGATCAAGATTGCTGAGAATGTGCGTACCGATCTCAACAACGGCCCGACCAACAATACTTTACGCAGTAGCTTTGTTAACAATACATACACTGTGCCAACTACAGATATGGGTAACATACCAAGTCGTCAAAGTTTAAGTGAATTGTTGCGACCCAGAGCTGATAACGGAGACGCAGGCGGGGACAAGCCGGCCAACCCACCACCACCCACTCAGCCTGGACAAAAGTCAAGTTAACACTGGAGAATTAGAATTCAAAGTTTTTTTTATGACGCTCAAATACGCAGATTTTTACTGCAATTTACTAGAATCTTTTCAGGATTTCAAGTGGAGTACGGTCGCGAAACTGCCAATCCCAATGCGGCTGCGTTGTTACGTGTGCCCATTCGTTATGGTGATGCCAGCCGACAGGCACAAACAATTATACAAGATAACTCAGCCAACAGTTTGCCAAGTACACCATTGATGACATTTTATATCACTGGATTGGATTATGATCGCCCTAGAATGCAAGAACCGTATCATGTGAATAAAAAAGTTGTTCGTCAACGTACCTACGATTCAGAAAGCGAAACCTACGAAACCACACAAGGCAATGCATTTACTGTGGAGAGATTGATGCCGGTGCCATACAAAATGTCATTGGCGCTGGACATATGGACATCCAACACCAATCAAAAGTTTCAACTGTTGGAACAAATTGTTACCTTGTTTAATCCTTCGTTAGAACTGCAAAGCACTGATAACTTTTTGGATTGGACCAGTTTAAGTGTTATCGAACTGGAAAGTACACAATGGACCAGCAGAACTATTCCACAAGGTACAGAAAATCCCATTGATATTGCCACACTGAAGTTTACCTTGCCCATTTGGATCAGTTCGCCGGCCAAGGTCAAGAAATTGGGTGTTATCGAACGGGTGATTGCCAGCATGTATGACGCACAAGGTGATCTAGTTGATGCTATTACCGACAATGATTTGTTGTTGGGCACCCGTCAAATGATCACTCCGTGGGATTACAAGTTGGTTGTGATTGAAAACAAGATACAGGTGTTGTATGGTCCAACCATTGTGCCCAACGGCAGTTATGAAGATCTAGATCCCACTGCAATTGTTGCAGATAGTCCATTGTTGTGGCCTGCTGTGATCAATGCATACGGAGTGTTACGGCCGGGTATCAGTCAAATTCGACTGAACAACCCACCGGATACAGAGTCTACAGAAAATCCCATTGTGGGCACTGTTGTGATTGATCCCAATGACGATCGATTGTTGTTGTATGATGTGGATCCAGACACTGCTCCGCAAAATACCCTGGATCCTATCACAGCTATTATTAATCCATTGTTGAGCGGTCCCGGGACCGGCTTGCCTGTGCCTGCGGTGAATCAACGATACTTGCTGACTGAAGCAACAGGTAATTATGACAACTCTGCCAATCCGGCGGCCTGGGTAGGAGATCTGGGACAGCCATTAGTTGCAGCAGCCAATGACATTGTTGAATGGAACGGCTCAAGATGGCGTGTGGTATTTGTGGCAGCAGATGCCACTGCTGCTCAATATGTCACAAACATTACCACTGGCACACAGTATGAATGGACTGGCGAAATGTGGATCAAAAGTTATCAAGGTATCTATCCTGGCGGCACCTGGAGTTTGGTTCTGTGAAAGCAGTAGGGGTGTGGTTTTTAAGTCAAACCACTGGGCGATACCTGTACCTGTTACGCAATGATGCCAAACATCCCGGATCCTGGGGATTGCCGGGCGGGAAAATAGAAACTGGCGAAACGTTGTTAGGCGGTATGGAGCGTGAGTGTGTGGAAGAGCTGGGCAGTTTTCCTGCCTACACACGCCTGGTTCCACTTGAGCAGTTCACATCAGCGGATGGTGTGTTTGAATATCATACCTGGGTATGTGTGGTAGATGATGAATTTATACCGGTACTAAACAACGAGCATTTGGGCTATGCGTGGCTGGATCAAGGCACATGGCCTCGCCCCATGCATCCTGGCCTGTGGTCCACTGTTAATTTACAAAGCATTCAAACCAAACTTGTGTCTATTGAGAATGGTCGAATGATTTCAACCCAAGATGTAGTAGTTTCATCCCAGTCGTAACTTTTATCATCTGTGGGCATTGGCGTTGGTGATTGCCATTGACAAGTATCTTCATTTAATATCCAGCTATTAAATGGCTTTGGTGCAATAAAAGCATCACGTTCACTATCATATGTGTAGCCCAAGCCGGCATAGTTTTTTCTTAGTGGTGTGCCGCCTAATACATGTTGACCACCCTGGGTGTTATAACTTGTTTGGATCCATAACGCTGGATCTCCCCAATGTCCGGTGTTAAGAACGTCTTGTTCTATTACTAGTACTTGTGTAACTATTCCGTTTTCTACTTTTGCAAAATGACTCATTTAATTTTCCTATTTAAAACCATAACAGGTATACTATTATTTAACAATTTAAAAAAATAAAAAGAAATTACCCGTAGCTGTAGATGGTGCCGGAAATATCCATCCAGTGTTATTACCAACATCCACACTGTTTGCTCCAGCATTCCAAGTTGCTCCGCCGGTGGCAATAGAATTTCCAATTGATAGATAATCCACACTAACAGTTCCGCTTGACTTACTCAAAGTAGCCTGGGTGCCTGTGTAGGTAAATGTTATCGAACCGCTCGTGGTCCATGCATACTCTCTATAACCTCCTGCTACTGTGACTGTAGGACTGCCGGTGGTTGTTGCTGCGCCATAACTATCTGGGTAACGCATGATTACTGTACCAGATGCACCGGGAAAGCCTATTGCGCCACCGCCACCAGTTGCAGCTATAGCACTTCGAGGGACGCCATTGCTATCACCCCACAGACTGTTAGTATTAAATCCGCCCCCGCCACCTATTTTCCACTTCCCATTACTATTACCAGCAGATCCTTGTTTAACACCTGCTCCACCGCTGGAAAAATATCCACTCTCTCCGTATGCTGAAAATTGTGTTACTAACCTGCCGGCACCACATTCGCCGTTAACAACACTGGCTCCGCCCGCGCCTCCACCACCGCCACTGCCTGGTTGGCCGCCAGTTTGGCCAGTTCCACCATTATATCCATATCCGCCACTTGCACTGGCAGGTTGCGTACCTGTTCCTCCAGCTGATCCAACAGTATAACCACCACCCCCACCGCCTGATCCGCCATTACCTCCAACAGTATCTTTTGTTGCGCCATATCCGCCACCTAATGCAACTATTGATGCTGAGTTTGTTGTTATAGAAGAATTGCCACCATTAGTTCCATTTGAATTAGATGCACCAGCAGAGCCTCCCGCACCTATCGTTACCGTATATGTTGTTCCACCGGTAGTTGGATACGATGCATTGTAAATTAAACCGCCTGCACCACCGCCACCTGCGTAGTTATTTATGGAAGCACCTGTACCACCGCCGCCGCCAGCGGCAACAACTAAGTACTCTATCTTAGGATAAAAAACACTAGTGTCAATTGTAACTAAGTTTCCAGCCGTGCCTGAAACAGTAAAATCTGTTACTGTTGTGGTAGATCCTGCTTCAAAGGTAATTGTACTTGCCATAATATTAAAATGTTATTGAACCTGAACTGGTCCATTGATAGACTCGGTACCCATCTGCTACTGTAATGGTTGGTGAGCCGGTTGTTGATGATGCTGCCGAATATGTGTCTGCATAACGAATGATGACAACACCACTACCTCCTGGTTGGCCACCAGCGCCATCACCACCCCCACCACCGCCTGTGTTTGCAGTGCCAGCACTGCTGCCGCCACCAAACAATCCACCACCATCACCACCGCCGCCCACGCCACCAGCAGCACCATAATATCCATACCCGCCAGGGGTACCACCACCGCCACCACCTCCTGCATAATACACACTGGAACCAGAAATACTTGATGATAAACCAGGTCCGCCTACTTGCGTTTGCGATTGATAATATCCAGCCGGACCGTTGCCGCCTACCCCACCTGCGCCACCGCCGCCACCAGCAGTTTCACCACCATTACCACCATTATTTCCTTGACCAACTGTACCAAGCCCGCCAGTACTACCGCCGCCACCTGAGCCGCCATTTAAGCCAGCAGAACTATTATTAGAACCGCCACCGCCACCAAGTGAAGTTATAGATACTACTCCGCCGGAGTAGTCTACTCCGCCTACAATTGAAGAATTATCGCCAGTACTACCGCCGCCACCCGAGCCGCCAGCACCTACAGTAACTGTATAAGTTGATCCTGCTAAAGGTCCAATTACCCCGGTGAGTAATCCGCCGGCACCACCCCCGCCGCCGCCGTAGTTGCTGCGGCCACCCCCGCCGCCGCCAACTACTAAGTATTCCGTAAAAATTAATCCGCCAAGTATTTGAATATCTGCAAAACTATTTGAGCCGATAATTGATAAGGTCCCGGAGTTTAGATAATATAAAAGGATTCCGTAAGATCCTCCGCCACCCTCAAATGTTTTTGCTGAGGCGTTTGACAGCCTGATATTTAACCCGACTGTTATGCCGGTTGATGCATTAACAAATGCTGTAGTACCAGAACCAGTTACAGTGTATGTGCCGGATCCCGTCATTGA